GGAACCAAAATATAGACCAGTGTCGTCAATTATATTTACCCCTTGGTTAAATTGGGTGTAATTGTTTTGGCCGCCGGCAGTGCTCAGCGTCATCCATGCAGCACCTCCGTAGCCAATTGTTAATGCATCAGCGGCGGAGGGCAATTGTATGTCAATACCTCCTAGAGCACCAGAAATTATGAGTTCATCACTAGTCTGTTCATCGTATCGGATATGGGCGTCTTGCTCGGAGCCGAAATAAAGTTTTACATTATCAATAATTTCAAGGCCTTGTGAAGCAGTTACTTGACTTGTAAAAGTGCTAACATCGCCAGCATCATTGCCAAACGAGGTTGAGCCACGATAAGTGGTCGCATCATGTATAATTGTTTCATATTGATATGCCTTTAACGTGCCAGAGACATTTAGACTTCCGGTAATATATACATCGCCGCCGCCGGCATCAAGAATAATATCGCCATCAACATCTAATGTTAAATCAGCAGCAGCACCACCATCATCGACTGTGGTAATCGTTGTTGCGCCGTTTGCTGTAGTTGCAACTGAAAAATAATCTCCAGTATCAGCAGAGCTTACAACTTTAAGGTCCGTGCCACCATCTGCGCAATTAATGATTAATCCATTGTTTGTGTCGGCGCCAGTAGAAGTAAGCTCCATACCAGTCGCTACTGCTGTGCCATTAGTTCCACCAGTTGCGGTAATTATGGCACCCTTTACAGTAGGTGTGCCTGCATCCGCAGCGTGAGTCAGCGTTGGTGTTACTTGTACGCCGACCATTGTATTTGTGCCATTAGTTGCCGTGGTATTATCTAAGTCAACATTAACACCATAAATGGTATTATTTGATGTAGTAGTTGCTGTTTTATCTAAATCAATATTTAAACCAGTCACAGTCGCTGCAGTCGTATCAGAAAAGTCTTTGTTTAAGTCAATACCTGTAATTCCACCATAGGAACTAACTTTAAGAGCAGTAGCAGCAATCGCAGCTGCGTTGTCTTGGTCAATTGAAACTACGTTTCTTGTGCTGGTACTTGAAGAATCATCCTCGACCTTAATGACTCTACCAGTTGTCATTGAATTTGCGGAGATATATATAACATCTGCTGTTGTCACAGCGTTGGCCGACACATTAATAACATCTGCATCGATATTAGAAGCTTCAATGAGCATTGCCATTGCATCTGTATCGTTGTTGTCGATTAGGAACGCAGCGGGGCCTCCGGGGGCTCCAGAAGCGCCCTGTTCAATTTCTAACAAAGCTTTTGGCTCCGTCGTTCCAATGCCGACTTTATCGGCAAAATATCCACCTTCAGAGGCAGTTAATTGACCAACAAATGTAAATACATCTGCGTCTGAATCACCAAAAATTGAATCGTCGAGCGAATTGCCAAATTCTGTCCAGCTTCCACTGGCATGATCTTTATATACCAATGTGCCATTCGCATTTTGGGAAATTCCAACAACAGTATCTGCATTAATATGGCGGCCCCAACTAATATATGTACTTTGTGAAAGCGCCATAGCGCCTGTTAAATAAAGCGCTGAATCATTAAACATAAAGCCAGCATAATCATCACCAGGTTCAGACATTTATTTACCTCTCTTGTTTCTTTCTATAATCGTGTTCAAACGATGTACTTCTGCAAATATAAATAGTAAATTGATTTTTTTATGAAATAAATTAAGATTATTTTCTACAATCACGTTGCTTTGTCGTGTTTATGATGCACTATTTGCAGGTGTGGCAGAAGCCTCTGTATGGCCTGAGCCAGTTAAGTGATACATTCTACGTGTTGGAATATTGGTTAAGTCAGCCATAATTCTGTATGAAGTCGCACCTACGCTAGTTGTAGCTATATATATTTCTTTACATTTTGCTTTGAACGTGACCGACCGATGGACGCTAGGTACCGAACCTGTGACTGAGCCGATGGTTGCCGCGCGGCTGGGGTCGCCCTCTGTGATGCGGGGATTAACGGCGCCGGATAAAGTAATATAGTGTAGGCCAAGGTACACATTGCTCTCAACAACACGAGCCATTTTGTCCACAGTGCTTGAAAAAGAAGTATGCCCTGAGCCGCTTACAAAGTGTACACGAAGTTCGTTATCTCCATAATTTTGTACTGTGACCTCTCTGGTTACATAAGGAAATTGAAATCTTTTAACTTTATTGGCAGCTTGTGCTTCAGAACCAGAAATCCATGGTTCTCCAGAGACCTGATATGAACCTACGTTTCTTAAACCTACGCTTGGTGCGCCGTGGTAAATCGGCTGTCCTGTTTTTGCATCTGTTGCCATAGTAAACTCCTAGTATTTTCCTTATAATTAGTTCTTATTTAATGTATTTTCCAGTTTTGCCTGCAATTTTTGCAAAACACGTTTTCTTCTTTCTTTTTCTCTTTTTCTCTTTTTGCTTGGCTTCTCATAATACATTCTATCGCGATAATTTTCTACAATTCTTGCTTTTTTACACTTTTTCATGAATCGTTTAACCATTCTTTCGAAAGGCTCATCTTTATATCGTGGTTTAGCTTCAACTATTATTGTTCTTTTAGCCATTATTTTCCCTTTGCTAGTTTTTTCCAGTTGCGGCCGCCGAGATTCATTATTTTAGAGATATCGACGCCGGCGTCATCTGCTGACATGCCCGGGAAAAGACCTTGTGGGGATTGATTATTAGATGGGTTGCCGCTTTCAGTCAATGGGGTTGTGCCTTCAAAAATATCAATGCCGTCGAAGCCTGTGGCGTCTAATAATTTTCTTTTTTGTTCTAGTCCTGCTTTTCGTCTCTCTTCTAACAATTCTCTTTGATTTTTAAAATTAATTTCTTGTTTTTGTTCCATCTGAGCAGTTGGCCGAGATTTATTAACTGTTTGAGTGCCTTTAACCACTTCTGTTATAACTGTAGAAAGTACCCCTTCTTCAAACATTACTTCTTTAATACATTCCTTAATTAAAGGCTTGAGAATTCTTTTAAAATCTTTTCTGTTCATTATTAGCCTTCTAATATATCGTTCAGCGCACGATTAATCCTATCTGCTTTTGTAAAAATATTATCTAAATCTCTTTCTATGCCTTCGCCTATCATATAAGCTCCTGGTGTGGATGGTTCAGAAACAAAATCAAAACAAATAAGCTGGAAATCGTCATTAACATAGGTTTTTCCACTTTTTTCCTTTGTCGACCCTAAGCCTCTTGAAGATATTCCAAGTTTCACTCCTGCTTCGACAAGAGATTTGAGTACTTTTCCAGATGGTGTGTCTAGAACTAGCACCTTCCCCATAACATTTTCGTCATCCCACCATACATTAGTCACAAGGTGAGAAGTGTTTTTAAGATTAACAACTGAGTCATCTGGATGGTCCAGTTCTCCCAAAGCTCTTCTTTCATTTATCAATTTTTGATAATTTTTTATTTCTTTTTCTAAAACTTTACGAGGATACACACGACCGTTGCCGTTAAGAGCATCTGCTTTTTGCATAACTCCAGAAAGGATTATAGCACCATTGGCAACGCGACGTTTTTCTTCTTCTGTTAGGAGGTCTTGGCAAACACCGCCATCACAAAGTTCATAGTATTCTCTTAAAAGCGTTTTTTTTGACATATTATTTTCCTCTTAGAGTGCGGGCTAACGCCCGCACCAGTCACGATCCGCCGCAACACCTACGAACAGGTTGCAGTTTCCATTTCTTAATCAACATTACAGTCTCCTTCATTTTTATAAGTTACCTTAAAACCAAAATCATTTATCAAAACACCTAAAAGATAGCAAGTTCCAGAACTAAGCCACCCCAATATAAGCGCGTTGGCTAACGTATAGTCAAATGTAAATAGTTCTGTCCAATTGTTTATTCCGAATAAAAGTATACCAACCCAAAAACCCATGCACATTGGGCAATGAAATAATTTACCAAAACCATTTAACCATTTTCTTGAGGGGCGTATTTTATTGAAGATTGAACCAAAGACAAGTATTTGAGTTAGACCATATGCGGTGAGAATAAAATATATTAGATCCATTTTTCCTCTTTAAGTTTAAAATCTGGCGTTTTTTTTCGGGGCGGAATTTTGGCAGGTCGCGTTTTTGAATTTGATTTAGTTATTGTCATTTAATGCCTTTATTAATTCTTCTTCAATCACTTGTTTTAGTTGAGACTCGGGCAACGGCTTTGGTCGACCGATATCTCGATATCGCGGGACGTCGGTGAAGCTATGTCCGCGTTGTTCCCACCAACTGGGTTGATCAACCCGTTCGTGTGTCGTTAAATGTTCCTCCGGATTATCTATGATGTTTAATAGCTCTATCAATGCGGGCTTTGTCTTGTCTTCAATCGCGTGTCGAACATCTTCGTCACGATGAAGGTACACAGATCCTGGGTCGAGCCATTTTTCCGGCTCTCCAAAGGACCAGCCGACGCTCTTGCCCTTCGCCCAATCTTTCTCGTCGTCTCTCCACGTCGGCATGGCCAGGCCCCCTGTCAGGCGGCCCTTGCCATAACGCTCATGAAGAAGATCTATCATATGTATAATTGCCAGGACATGCTCGCGAACCTGTTCCACATTATAATCGTCACTTTCTATACTTGACAACGTACTGGCAATTGCTTCTCTGTGTAGTGGGCTGTTGGGCTTTTCTGATACTTTTATGTACGCATCAATCAGGTGTGCTGCATCAGTCCCGGGAGCCTCATGCGCTGCAATGCCCCGGTCGAGTTCTGTCTGTTGGCGCATTAATCTAGATTCAGCTTCTATAAGCGTTTTGATCTCTTCTTCAATCAATTGTTTAAGTTGTAATTTATTCATAGTTTAAGCCCTATACATTCCTGTAAGTCCATAAGCAGCAGTGCTTCCTGGCCATCTATTTTGTACACCTTTTCTAGGTTGGTGTGTCTTCTCTGCCCAATCCAAATCAGTTGAATTTTCATCGTCTGGTTCTAGCATCCAGTCTTCAACGTCATCTTCATATTTTTCTTCCCGATCATAAAACGGCTTTTCTTCTTCAATAAATTTAGCAACAACATAAATTGCAACTTCAATTGGATCAACTTCTATGTCTACAGGTGGTTGAATGTTTGCCTCTAAGGAACCATAAAGGTTTCCGCCTTGTGTTGAATCAAAAACAGTTACACCCTTTTTAGAAAGAAATTCAAATAACCTGCTTTGTGAAGCATAAATGTGATCTCCCATTTCTTCTTTTGGAAAAGAAATAATTTTAAGCATGTGTGGCATAATCACTATATCTATTTCTGGATGGTCAAATATAATAAAACTACCATCAAGCGTTTTTCTAATTTTAAGATCTACGGTTGCTTGTGGTGGNTTTTGTTCTTCGCCGGGAGGCATCATCCCTGGTGGGGCACCTTCTGGTGGTGCAATTCTAATATCGAAATTTGGCATTAGTCCTGTGTCTCGTTTGTTAAAATTTGCATTTTTAATACTTGTGTCAACATCTCTTTATTAAATGGTTTATTTTTAAAACTCTCGATTACATTTAATACTTTCTTTGTTTTTTCAATCATATCAGGATCAGCTTTTATTTCTTCTTGGGTGAGCGACTTATTAATTAAGTTCTTTAGCCTACTTAATTCTTCGTTTAAAAATATTTTTAATTGAATGCCGTTATCATCAAAGGAAGTGATGTATTTTTGCAAAAGCTTTTTTTGTTCTTCCAGTAAAGTGCCACTATAAGATTCATTAAATCTTTTAATAAAGGTTTTATAAACTAAATTTGTGATAGGCGCTTGTTTGTCTTCGTTCAAGCATTCAGAAGAAGTTAGCTTATTTAATAATTCTTTTTCTAATAAGACTTTATTTTTAACAGAAACGTCATTATTAAAAATTTGTGAAATTGTAGCAAGACTTTTATAATTTGGAACAAAATTAGAAAAAACATTTTTTGATAAATTTCTATTAATTTTTGATATAAGTTTGCTTTGTTCAATAAACAACTTCTTTTTATCTATTTTTTGATGTGCTTGTTTAGATTCTTGAATTAATTTTTCTGCGGTATAAGGATCTAAGTCTCTAATTTCGTTTAATGTTTTATAAAGTTCTAATTCTTTTGCCAGTTCAGTGCCTTGTATAAAGTACTCTTTAATCAAAGATGTAATAAAATTATTTCTTTGTGGCTGCTTCTTAATTACACTTTTTGCTATTTCGCGGACTAAAGTTTCATATAAAAATGCTGTATTTCTTTTTTTATTGTGTTTTGTTTTCATTTTCATTTTCATTGTTTTTAGAATCTAACTCCAATATCAAATTTTTAATCTCTTGATTCGCTTCTAAAATTGATCTTTCCTGTTTCTCATAATTAGTCTCATTTTCTTCATAAATCGCATTTTTGCCTAAACCAAACAATTCCATAGCACCTTTAAAAAGATTTCTTTGTGTTGAGCTTGCTACTTCGTCTGCCCATTGGCCTTTATAATGTCTTCTTCTGGCACCCATATCTCTTTTGTCATACGTAACAGGCTTATACCATTTCCCTTTAGATTTAGAAGTGGTTGTAGCCTTTGGTCTGCCAAACGCATCTTTCTTTTTTATTTTATACCAGTCTTCTTCATCACGCTTTCCCGGCGATGCAATAAGATTCGTTTCTTCGGGGCCTTCTTCTGCTGCGACTTCTTCACCTTCGCCAGCTTCTTCTTCGGGAGTGCCGGCTGGTAATTCTTCTGGTGCGCCTTCTTCTGCAGGTGGTCCTGCGCCTTCTTCTGGTGGTGCGCCCGGGCCTTCTAAGCCCATTCCGCCGCCTGCTTGTTCTGCTGCACCAGCCATTTGAGCCATTCCAGCTTGAATAACTGTTTCAAGAGCTGTTTGGAATTTGGCATCAAAGAACATCTCCCTCTGAATGCGAATAGCTGTTTCATCTGATACTCCAAGAATCTTTTCCCAGACCCATCTTTTGCTAAAGTATCCTTCAGTTGCCGCGCCTGCTGTATCAAACTTCATTCTCCAATGTTCAAGCTCTTGCAACTCCGCCAATTGTGAAGGATTGTTTAGAGATAAACTAAACGACACTAAATCATCAGCCCTAAAACCAAGTGTGTAAAGGTGCACAATACCAATTTTTTCAAGCTCAGTAATTATTGATCTTTGTAATCTTTGAATTGTTCTTGCAAAACGAATGTCTTTTTGTGCTAACGTTGTTTTATCTTCTTCGCCGCCTTCGCCACGTGCAAGATAAGATTGAGGTATTTTTAATGCTGAAAATAATTTGTCTCTTAGATATTTAACATCATCAATATCTCCAGTGTAAGTCCCGCCAGGAAGTGATTCTACTTTTGTACTTTGTACTCCTCCGCGCACAGGAATAAAATAATCTTCGTCAACGCTCATTGGATTATAGCGCAAATCAACTCGTCCAGTGTCTGCATCTACAACTTGATTACGTTTCATTGAAGTAATGGCTTTCTGCATATATTGTTCAACATCCTGTGGATTGATTCCGCCAACATCAATATAAAAAACTCTTCTTTCGGGAGAGCGCACAATACGATAAGCCATCATTGCATCTTCAAGAAGGGTTAACTGGCGCCAAATTCTTCTTGCGGGTTCTAAAACAGAAGTACCATATGGAGCATATTTATCATTACCTAATATTCTAAAGTGTGATATCTGCCAGTTCTCCAAAGTTATGCCGCCGGTGTTCCATTGAAATTGAACATAATTTGGATTTGTTTTATCTTCGCCTTCTAATCTTTCTACCTCTTGTGAGGGCAGACCAATTACATTTGTTACGCCGACTTCAGGATTTAAGTCTAAGTAAAGAAAAAAATCACCATATTTACACATCGTGCGACACCAGCCAAATAAGTTAAATTCAATATTTAAAATATTATAATATAAACTTTCTAATATGCCTTTAATTTCTTCATTTGTGCTTTTAATTGTTAACATTTCGCGTATATTATTAGATGTAGTCATTTCGTCTGCGTAGATATCTAATGCAGAAGCAATTTCTGGAGTGTATTCCATTTGATCAAAATCAACATAGCGTTGATTTCTATTTTGCTGCGACATAATATTTGCCGACAAGTTATCAAAGGGATTGTACGACAACCTTTGAAATTTCTGCCCTGCGACATCTTTAAATCTACTGCCATATTTATCTAGCCTTCTTCTAGAAAGCTGGCGTGTTGTTTGAGAACGATAGTTAATTATCGGGCCAGAAAAAAGTCTTGTTAACTTCTTAAATAGTGGCCACGTTGCGTCCTTTGGGTTTTTATTTCTATTCGCCATATTTTATCCTTTTAATAACCATAAATGTTCTTTATATAGGTTTTCAGCTTCAGTTCTTTTTGTATCCAATTCTCGTGCTTTAGACCTTCCAATCATCCCTGGTATGCTGGTGTCTAAAACAGAATCACTTCTCATTATAGCACCCAACATGGCCTTTTTATAGGCAGAATCTCTTTGATTTTCTATAATTGCAGTATCTCTTACCCAACAACCTATTGCACATGCCATAGTTAAATCATCATTATATCCCTTTTGTGCTTCTGGGCGTCCATTATTCCAAATAAAAATATCTAATTCAGATCTAAACCTTGAAGAATAAATTGTTATAATTTTATTTCTTATAAACTCTTCAAACTTAGCTACTAAGAGAGGGCGTGTTTTAAGAGAGGTTGTAAACCCGGCAATCGTTCCAGTTCTAGATTCCGCTGTTAGTTGATCAACATATTCATGGCTAGACTTAACTGAAAAATATATATTAGGATAAACTTTTTCTATCAACTTATCCAAAACAGTATATCCAACAGAGTTGTTTTCTACAACAACCATACAATCTCCGTATTCATGCCCTGCATTAAAAACTATACCAGAAAACATATCAGGAGTGACCTTTCCTTGATATTCTGCTATAATTTCCATAGTTTCTAACTTGAATATATGAAAAACAGAATAATCATTACCATCACCTCTTGCGACATCGGCAGAAAGTAGATAAGTATTTTCTGGATTATATTCTTCCCATATCCAGAAATTTCTATCAAAACCAGTTCTATATTTTGGTGGTTTAATCTGTGCATTGATTCTTGCGATGTCGTCTGGGTGTATAACAGTGTCGCCAGAGGCATTAAAATTGCATTCTAGCTCTTGCGCGATTTGACGTCGCGACATGTTCCTTGTTTCTTTTACAAACCATTCGTCATCGCGATCTGGGTGTATATCCCACAATAATTTAATGGGGTGAAAATTACTTTTCTCTGCATCGGCATCAACATATGTTTTATGAAACCAATTTCCAACACCATTTGGTGTTGAAAGAGCAATACAACGACCGCCTGTTGAAAGTGTTGGATATAAACCAGTCCATAATTCATCTAACCCATCAACATGTGCAGCCTCATCGACAACTAACAAAGAAAGAGCCTCTGAACGTCCAGCATCTGCAGAAGTTGAAGAAGCTTTAATTTGAGAACCATTGCTTAATTCAAAAGAATTTCTATTATCAATTTTCACCTCTGCTATTTGAAGCCATTCGGGGACATGCTTAAGCATGTGTTTAACTTTTTTAACAAGATTAGACGCTGTTGTATACTTTGTTGCCATGACAAGAACATTCTTATCGCGGTGAAATAGCATCATCCATACCACATAAGCTGCTGTAATCGTTGAAATGCCAAGCTGTCTTGCTTTTAAGATTACAGTAAAACGGTGATCTTCAAAAGCCCTAATTAAATTACTTTGATAATCATAAGTTTTAAAAGGGATTAATCCTTCTATTGGGTGTGCAATTCGCGCATAATTATTAATAAAATAAACTGGGTCTTTGCCACATTTTATAATTTCTTTACGAATTTCCTGTTTGGTTAATTTGTATCCCACTTTTAGTCCTTAATTCGTTTTAACGTTTTTTGGCTTTTTTGCTTTATCCCGACCTTGACTCAGCCAATTTTTAATTGCAGGTCGTATACGATCTTCTGTGTCATCCCCGCTTGGCAATTCAGGTTCGGGTTTAATGCCTCCAATCGTAAAAGATTGATTTGCTTGAATCCAATTTCTTTTTCTAGACATAGATTGAGCATGAATTTTTGGCTCACCATCAGAAGTTAATGAAAGGCTGTCTCCCGTAACGCTCTTATATTCTTTTTTAAGATATTTGACCACATCATTTAAAGCACTTTTAACATCGTCTTCAAAGGCGTTGTCGTGAAAATCTTTCATTGTTATTTCAGCTTGGTAGGACAAATTTAATCTGTTTCCGCTATCAAATCTCACATTAAAACCATCCATCACGCGTGAATCTATAATACAATCTCCCTCTTCTCGCTTCAACCCAGCTTTACGTGCTTTGCCATCATGAGAATATTTCTCATCATGTGCTCCATCATAAGCATTTGCTGCGGCTTGGTTAATTCCTTGAATTATATCGTATACAGTTGCCATTATTTATCCTCCTCTAAATATTCATTAAACACTTCTTCAATTGCACTACGAATTTTTTCGTAAAGACTTTTATCGCCAAGAAGAAGCTGTTGATCTCCTGGGGTTTGAGGATCTTGATCTTGTCCCTTGGCACTTTTTTCGTGCTCCTGCTTCCCCTTCTTTTTGCCCTTTCGAAGCACAGCAAGGTCTTTTTCATCAATGTCTCCGTCGTCATCCGTGTCCATTGCGCCTTGTTGGGCCTGAGAAAGTTTTTCTTCAACAGACTCATGAAGAAAATATCTTGGATCTCTTCTTTTTTGTTTTATAACTGGTTTCATTTATGTATTCCTCCTAGAACACTTATAATTATCTTCTTATTTATTAAAACTCACTTTTATTTTTTGCGTCTTAAATCCACAAAACGTATGTGCAAATGGTTGCCATGGTTGCTAGAACGCGAGTCTCGCAATATGTTAGACAAGTTTTGTATTTTTTCTCTAGACCAGCCTAATTCTTTTGCTTGCGCAATAAGTGCTTCTTTAATCCACATTTTTCGGGATCTAGGGACTTTACGATCATCAACAAAAATTGCTTTTAAGTGCCCAGTATCCATTAAGGTATCGATAACTTTTAAATTTCTTTGCAAATCAATTGTTTCTGGTGTCATCTGTGTGAAGTCTGTTGGTTTGTTTTCTCCTTTTCTGAAATAAGCTATGTCTGCATCGGTGCCATATCTGTGAGAGACGTGGCCTCTCCATTTGTGTTCGGCTGCTTTGCATGTTCTAGCGTCCAGTA